TGAAAATCCTTTAATGTAGGAAATTGAGTTTCTAGAAATGGCATTTGAGTATATTGCAATTTCGCTTCTAGGTTTATTTCCTCTACAGATTTTCTGATAGGTTTAGGTGTTGTAGACATAACATTCTCCTTTCTTTTTTTGATATATGTATTGTTTATTTTATCGTATTATTTATTTTATCATATAACCTAATGTTATATAATACCTTTATTTTGTTATTAGAGCATACAGCTAATAAAGTTCCCATGCAAGTTATTTCTGAAAATAAATAAAAATAAATATTCGAGGTCTTAATATGAGTCTAAGTAATAACCATAATATATATATAAAGGGTGTCTAATTTGAGCGAGGATTTGAGATAATTTTAGGGGGATGTGTCGTAAGTTATTGTTTTTATTATACTTAGCGTTTTAAATAGGGTGTGGTACGCTAAAAAATAATCTAGCCGTTAAGGGGCGATTTTGAGCGTTTAAAGGGTATCCAATTTTAGCCAAAAATGGCAATATTTCGCAATATTTGAGGGTATGAAGTTTGCTAGGCTTGGCGAGTCTAGACATCTATTCTAATAGACTAGAAATTTAATAGACAGCCAATTTAATAGACTAGGCAAAAAACGAGAATTTCAACCTAATCTATAAATCCTAACCTAGAATAGACCTCCCCCACATGGCGGGAATAAGACTCACACACATTGTACGGCTATTTTTTATACTTTATGAGTGTATGTAGGATATTTAAGGTAGTGAGAACAATGCTACGCTTATAAGCCTGCAGTCATATTAAGTGTTCTCTTGTACTTTATTCTTCCTCTGCTGGGCACTTGTACTTTATTAAGCCATCTACCTTGAATTTTAGCTACAAGGGTAGAAATTCCCTGTATATTCGTCCATATCTATTATTTCCAGCTCATCTGCATTTTGTAGTCTGCTAACAATTTCTGCTAAATCGTAGCGTATTTTACTATTTGGGTCTATAGTATCTGTAATACTGATGTTTTTAGCTAGTTTAATGGCTTCGTTGATATTTTTATAGCTAGTTTCCTCTCTCCAGCTATTGTCCAGAGCTTTTTCCATTTTAGTTTTCCTTTTTTCAACCTTTTTCATAATTGAATTTACTTATGAATTAGGTAATGAATCAAGCACTTTTTAAAATATATTGTAAATTGTATTTGAAATATAGGTGTGTATAACGCAGGAATAGTATTATTTGGCGATATTTTGTGTATTTACGGCTTCTTAGTCAAAAACGTGGGTCTACTTATGGCTTTTGCTGTTTTCGCTCAATTTAAGCGAATTTTGCCCTGTTTTAGTATCTATTAAATAATAAAGGTATTCAAGTATCTCATGCTCTGCCTCATTTCCCCTTACTCCTGCCACCATAGTTACCTTTTCTACCTCGTATCCCTTATCTTCTACGTCTTGTATCTCTTTCCACTTCGTTTCTTTGAACATCTTGTCTAGGTCTAGTTCTTCTTGTTGTAGAAGTGGTAGCAGTACCAAAAATCTTTTCATAGTTTTCTTGGTATCTTTTAATATCTGCAGTCCTATCCTTGTCTCCCTTGCCATTCATACTTTTCTTTCTTTTGTATATTACGTTAGTAATATGTTTTATTTCTTTTACTAAGTAAACTAAGTAGCTCCGGGCTTAAGTCCCTATATAATTTACTAATAAATACCATATAAATACAAGAACTTTATTAAAAAAAATAAAATACTTGCATTATATATCAATATGTTTATAAATTAACACCGAACGTATGACTAAATTAATTAACATTGCTAGGCAGTATTGTGCTAATTGGGATGCAGGAAAATGCATTGGTTGCGTATTTAATAGAAAAGATGATAAGCTATCATATAGTATAAGTTCCAAATATAGCGGGAAAAATTGTTTTGTTGATAAAGGCTGTAAATACTTTGAAGCCGTAGTTATACCGGGAATAGCTGATGAAAAAACTAAAGAAACAGCTAAATTGTTAAGAAAATGAGGTATTACATGAATGTGTTAATAGGTTTACTAACTATGTTCTCAGGACAAGTTATTTATTTTTTAGAGGCTCTTATTTTAATTTGCCTAGTAAAGATGCTTAAAGGGGTAATGAAGTGAAAAGAGCCATTGTTACCCCTGACAAGCATTTCCCATTTGAAGACAAAAAAGCTATAAGGGTATTGTGTAAGGCAATAGAACTTGTAAAGCCTAATATATATATTGATTTAGGAGATACAGGTGAATGGGAGTCAGTATCACATTGGCAATGGAAGAAGAAAAAGAGACCTCCTTTAGAATATCAACTTCCATTTGTCCACAAAGAAATAAAAGCTGTTAATAAAGGAATGGACATAATAGATGCTTCCTTAGATAAGGCTGGAACAAAGGAGCGTCATTTCATAGAGGGGAATCATGATGATTGGCTTAATAGATTCGTTGAAGAGAATCCATATCTCGCTAAAGAAATACTCGTTAAGAATGCTCTTAAACTTAGAGAGCGTGGTTACAAATACCATAAAATCGGTAAAATGCTTAAGATTGGCAAAATTAATTTTTACCATGGGCATCATTTTGCAGGAATTAACCACACTCGTAATCATTTGTTGCGTCTCGGCGGTAATGTTATGTATGGTCATCATCACGATATTCAGCAAAGCTCTATTACGCACATTGATGGGGTTAAGTCAGCGTGGTCAATAGGGTGCTTAAAAGATATGCGTTCTGAGGCTAATGAGTGGCTTGGCAACAGACAGCATAACTGGCAACATGCTTTTGCTATTGTTGACTTTCATAAGAATGGAAACTTCAATGTTACTGTCCATCAGATAGTAAATGGAGTTAGTACGGTAGATGGAAAGGTTTTGAGGCATAATTGAAAACAAGAAGTATAAAAAACGTAGAACATTTTTTATTTAAAGATAAAAAAGAGTTTGATAAATTTATGCCAAATGAAAATCTTGTTGAAGATTGGAGGGATGGAGAAGAAGGAGAATGGGTTTTATCTGATGACGGTCAAGTTTGCCAAGTTCTTAAAAGAGGTGGGTTGAAAAATGGCGATAGTAAAAAGATATATAACTACTACATAAGAACAGTTATTGGTTCATTTGTATGTAGAGACAATATTTCCATGGAAGGGGATATGAGAAAAAATATATATACGTTTGGTTCTAAGGAAAAAACAAATTATCATGCTGTAAAAAATAGAGAAAAACCAACAAATAAAGAGTTCTTGTTTGCAAAGTATGTAGCTAAAGGTGAAGACATGGTTGATGCTTTTATAAAAGCTTATCCAACTAATAATAAGTCTTATGCTAAACGTGAAGCTAATTTGCTAATGAGTACTAAAAGGATAAGAAGTTTGATTAGAGAAGAAATAGAAAAGGTAATGAATGAGGCTGAAATAACGCCTTTGTATATATTAGAAAAAATGAAAGATATAATTGAGTCAGATGTTGCTAGAGATGGCGATAAAGTCTCATTATTAAAAGAACTTGTTGCAATAGCTGGTATGCGTGATACTGAGAAGAAGTCTGAATCTGTTACCGTTTTTCAAGGATTTTCTCCAGAGCAACTAGATGCAATAAGTGGCGATAATGTAAAAAAGCTAGCGAAAGCTAAAAGGGAAATAGAAAGTTGAATCTATATGATATATGCCTACAGGTCTTGGAACATGCTAATGAGTCAAAGGTTGATTTAGATGATGATATTGCACGTGAATCTATAGCAACTGAAATATATGAGTTGTTTTACGAGTACCAAATGTATTCTCCGTACATTGATACAGGGTACCTAAGCGACTTAAAAGACTATTGGAATTACAAACAAGACCTAGATGAAGACGAATAAATTAGCTGTATACGGAACATTAAGAAACGGCAAGCGTGATACTTGGAAAGTTGATGGTTACCTATTAGTTTTTCCGGGTCATAGAATGTATCCTGCCGCATTGCCATCATGGTCTGCTAAAGACATGGTTGTTGAAGTTTTTGATGTTGATAGAGCAGATATAACTAGTTACGATTCTTATGAAAGCTTAGATACTGGTTTATATGAAAGAAGAATAGTTGAAGCGTATAATGAAGATGAAAAAGTAGAAGCTTGGATGTATACAATAGGTTCTGCATTACTTCAAGGAACAAAAGTTTTTGAAAGAGTCCCTAAGCAAGATTGGATGTCAAAGGAATGCCGAAACCTAAGAAAATAAATATAAATAAAAACAATGTTTCAGAAAAAGAACGTGTTTTAGAATTAGCTAAAAAAGATATAATATCATTTGGTCAGCTATTTTTACCAGAAGACTTTATGAAGTCTACACCTGCTCCCTACCATTATGAATTAAATAATTTACTACTTAACCCAGATAAAAAAAGAATATGCATTATATTGCCACGTGGTCACAGTAAATCAACATTGGCTAAAACAGCCTTATTACATCATTTATACTTTAATCCAGAAGGAAAAAAAGAATTTATTGCTTGGGTAGCAGAAGAACAATCTCAGGCTATAGACCATATAAAATATATACAAAACCATATAGAAATAAACCCTGCTCTTAATTATTATTTTGGTGACTTAAAAGGAGATAAGTGGACTGAAAAAGAATTTACAACAAGCAAAGGAGATAGGGTTATAGCAAAGGGAACATCTCAAAGGTTGCGTGGTCGTTCTCAGCTAGGATTAAGGTATACTAAAATTATACTTGATGACTTTGAATCTGAGTTAAATACTAAAACTCCAGACAGAAGAAGAGAAATTAAAGAATGGGTTATGTCTACAGTCGAACCAGCTCTTGAAAATTCAGCTGGAAACGAAGGCTCTGTTTGGTTAATAGGAACTATAGTTCATTACGATTCTTTTTTACAGAGTATATATGATGGTTACTTAGAAGCAGAAAGAGAAAAAAGAGATTATGCTTGGGATGTAATGTACAAAAAGGCAATAAACGCAGATGGTGAGGTTCTCTGGTCTAGTTATTTTTCAAAAGAAAAATTATCAGATATACGTAAAAGATTTGAAGATGTTGGTCTTGCTCACAAGTTTGCACAGGAATACTTAAATGAAGCAAGAGATTTAGAAAATGCTAAGTTTAAAACAGAAAGACTTGAAAAGTATAGTCATGAGTTTGAAAGCAGAGATGGATATGCTTATTTAGTAGATGATAAAGAAGCTATTCCAATAAATATATACATAGGTGTTGACCTAGCATATGAAGCTAATGAGTCTAGTGACTATCAAGTTATAATGGTTATTGGCATAGATAGTGATAGAAATATATACGTTATTGATTATATGAGAGAGCATATACCATTGTATGATATGCCTCAGGAAATACTAGAATACGCAAGGGAATATTCTCCAGTTAAAAGAGTTAATGTGGAACATGTTGGCGCTCAGGGAATAATAAAAGATGCTGTTAATAAAATGTCAGGTAGCGAAAGAAAGGTAGCGCCGGGAATAGCTTTAGGTATTAGACCCCCAACTGGAATTAAAAAAGAAGATAGGCTAGAGTCTTTACTTGCACCATTAGTTAATCGTGGTAAAATGTTTATAAGAAGAAAGCATACTCATTTAGTTGACGAAATGTTTCAATTCCCAAAAGGAAAAAATGACGACGTTCTTGATGGCTTATGGTACGCTGTAAATAAAGCCAGACCTCCAATTAGTAAAAGGTTTGAGGCATCATTACTTGAAGAAAAAGTAATTAAAAGAAATGTCAAGCAAACGACTAAACGAGTTATATCTTGGGTTACTGGACAAAAAGTTTAAAAAGTTCTTGCATCATTTATATATTATTTGTTAAATTACAACCAAATTCATAGGTGTACCCATTTCAAGTCTTAGAGAGCTAGAAAAAAACGAAGTCACTCATTCCGAAGTAAATCAACAATTATGGAGAACGTGGAAAGATGCACGTGCAGATTGGGATACAGAAGCTAGGGATTCAGTAGACTTCTTTTTAGGCAACCATTACACACAAGAAGAGTCAGATGCTTTGCGAGCAGTAGGGCAAGGAGACTTTGTTATAGACCGTGTTTACGGAGCTATAGAAAAATTAAAATCTTTATTAACATCTCGCTCCCCAAAGTATAGCGCTGTCGGAAGAGAGGATTCTGACAGTAGGATATCCAATGTTTGGAGAACTATTTTAGAATATATATGGGATATATCAGATGGAGATGTTCAATTTAAGCAAGCAGTTCATGATTACGCAACTGCTGGAATGGGTTATTTTTATGCATACATAGACCCAGAAGCTGATTATGGAAGAGGTGAAGTTAAGTTTACATACCTTGACCCATTTCGTGTTTATATAGACCCTGCATCTAGGCATAGATATGCTGATGATGCTTCTGGAATAATAATGTCTACTATACTAACAGAAGACCAGCTTCTCAATATGTATCCTCAAGTTGAACCTTATATAGAAGATTTAGACACTTATTACGATGAAGACGATTATCCGTCTTCTTTAAAAAGAAATACGTCTAATTCATTTACACCAGATAACGTATACGATTCTCAGTACAACAGAATAGATAAGTATAGAATACTAGAGAGATTTACTAAAATTAAAGTTCCATTTTATAGGATATTTAACAAACAAGATGGTTCTGAAACTATATTAGATGCAGATAAATACGAAGAGTTTGTAGGTAATGAACAAGCTCAGTTGCTTATAAAAGCTGAATTAGTTGAAATAATAGAAGTTATTCAAACAAGAATTAAAGTCTCATGCACAGTTGGGGAAATATTATTGTATGAGCAAATTTTAAATACTGACATATACCCCATAATTCCTGTTCCTAATATATGGACTGGAACTCCTTATCCAAAGTCAGATATATCAAAAGTCCAAGACTCTCAAAGACTTTTGAACAAGCTTTTCTCTCTCACTCTCTCGCACGCTCAAGCCTCTGCCGGTCTTAAACTGCTGGTTCCAGAGGGTAGCGTAGATGATTTGGGGCAGTTGGAGCAGGATTGGGCTAGACCCAATGCTGTCATACCATATAACCCAGAGTTTGGTGCACCGCATTTCCCTGCCCCACAATCATTGTCTGGAGAGTTTTATAATTTAATAAGTCGTATAGAACACTATATTGACTTAAGTTTTGGTATCCCAGAGTTGATGCAGGGTTTTAAAGAATCAGCTCCAGAAACAGTTAGAGGAACTGCAATGTTAGCAGAAATGGGCGAAACACGTGGTAAATCTAAACTTAGGGATATTGAAGGAAGTTTGACTAGGTTAGGTCGTAGCATATACAACTTATCCAAAGGTCACTATACTTACGAAAAAACTTTTAGAATTGTACAACCTAATAACGACATTACGGAGTTTACGGTTAATAATATGTATGATAATAAAAGTCAGGAAGTTAATGCCATAGTAAATGATATCACCATTGGGCATTATGACGTGAGAATCATATCCGGTTCTACTTTGCCGTCAAACAGGATAGCTGAATATAACATGTATCTTGAGGCGTTTAAAATGAATCTGGTAGATGATGTCGAGGTTTTGAAGAAAACTGAAATCTTTGACAAAGAAGGTGTCTTACAGCGCAAGGGTCAAATGGCTCAAATGCAATCTTATATCAAACAATTAGAAGAGCAAGTCAAGAAACTTAGTGGAGACCTGCAAACGGCGGAACGTGAAACGATGAGTTCAAGGAAGCGGGCAGAAACTGAGAAGTTCAAATCTAAGCTTAATGAGATTCAAAACGATACTAAATTTAAAAGTAAAGTTCAAATTGATAATCTAAAGAAAATTGTTGATACAGAGACGCAGGCTGTAAGCTAATGAAAACAGAAGTAGTGGGGACATTTCCACGGTTCTGCTTTTATAGACATCTGTAAAGGTGATGCTAATAATAAAAGAAATCGAGGAATAATATGGAAAACACTATGAACGGAGACGTTAACACAATAGAAGGTGTGGAAGGGCAAGTTTTAGAACAAGCCGTTGAGCCGGAAAATGTAGGTGAACCGCAGGTTAGTGGAACCGAGGAACAACCTATTGATGACGCTAAGAAGTTCCAGTCTATGTACGACAAGAGAACAGCCGAATACGAAAAGCTTAATGCCGAAGTCGAGGAACTGCGCAAGTATAGACAACTAGGAGAGGTTCTTGAAAAGAGACCAGACGTTGTTGAAGCTATGAGAAACACTTTGAGTGGTAACCAAGCTAGTAATGAGAAAAAACAACCTGAGGCAGTAAACGAAGATTCGTTTGACCCTTGGGAAGCTTATTATAAGCCCGGTTCTCCCTCGTACGAAATGAGGGTAAACCAAGAAAAGGCTCTTGTAAACGAAGCTGTTCAACAACAGTTTAGCGGTATACAACAGCAAATGGCAGTCAATAACCTTAGACAAGACTTAACTAATAAATATGGATTTGAAGACCCTAAAATGGCAGATGACTTTATACAATTTGCAACTACTCCAAGAGAAGAACTTCCCTTGGATTTACTAGTTGATGTATATAGAAGGCATAGGGGTGGAGAGGAGAAAGTTTCTCAAAACCTAGAAGCTGTTCAAAAGACAAGGAATATAGCACCAACTGCAGGCGTAGTTCAAGGTGCGGCTCCTGAAAAACCTAATGAATTAGAAGATGTCTGGACAGGAGTTATGGGTGCCTCAAGAAACACACAAATATAACTCTAAGGAGTCCTAAATGGCAACGTACAATCAAGGTATTGTGAATGTTGGCGACCCGGGTTCAGCCGCTTCAGGCTATCATACTCGGAGGCTGTTCAACTTTTCAGACCGTGTAGCTGACTTAGCTCCCGATGAATCTCCATTCTTCGTGTACCTTTCAAAGGTAGCTAAAGTCCCTACGGATGACCCACAATTCCGATTCTTAGAAGACAGAACAAAGGTCTCAATGACAGACAGAGGGTTTTTACTCGCTGGTTCTCATTCAATTCCTGCGGCTGGTTCTTCTTTATCATATACAGTTGATACTTCTGGCGGTGCGTCAGTTGATTGGCTGGTAAAGGGAATGGTTTTTGCTGTAGATTATACAGAAAACAATTCTCCAGAAACAATCATAGTAAGAGTTGAAAGTAACCCAGTTGATGCTGGTTCTACTACAACTTTTCAAGGTAAAACAATCTCAGCTATTGATGGAGCTGAAACTGGTGCTGATAATGCAAAGTGTCAAGTAATTGGTACTTCATACGCAGAAGGTACTGGCGCTCCAGACGTATGGTCTGAAGAGCTTGATAATGATTATGGGTATACCCAAATCTTTAAAACAGCTTGTGAAATGTCAAACACAGCTCGTGCAACACGTTATCGTGGATATGCAGATGAGTTCCAGAGAGTATGGAACTTAAAGCTTCGTGAGCATAAAGTAGACATTGAAAGAGCTATGCTTTTCGGTCAGCGTGCAAGTACTGGTGGTATTCAATATACTGAAGGTATAGCTGGTCACGTTATCAAGAATGGAACAGCAGTAGTAGATGACTCAGCGTTATCTTATAGTTCTGGTGCTCCATACTTTCGTAGTTCAACTGCGGCAGAATTAACATACGACAGAATTCTTTCTGATTTCGAAGTTGTATATGACCCTGCTCGTGGAGGAACTGACAGTAAATTAGCTCTTGCTAGTTTACCTGTATTAACATTCTTTAACAAACTTGGAGACGGTTTATTTCTTGACGCATCTCTTGGGCATTCAAATAATGCTTACAAGTATGATGTAAGTCAAAAAGATGGTAGATTTGGTCACAAGGTTCTATCTATAGAAACTATTCATGGAACAATGAATATGGTTAAAGAGCCTCTATTTAGAGGATTCTCTTCTGGTTTCTTAATGATGGTTGACCTAGACCATGTTGCTTATCGTCCATTGGTTGGTAATGGTGTTAATCGTGACACTCAAGTACAAACAAATGTACAATCTGCTGATGAAGACCTTCGTAAGGATATGATTCTTACTGAAGCTGGTTTAGAAGTTTCTCTTCCAGAAACTCATTATCTACTTAACTTAGAAGGAGTTTAATAATGAGAAGTGATTATCTAAATGCAAATAGTGGAAAATCAGACGGATACTTAAAAAAGATAGAATACATGTCTGCGGCTAGAACGTTAGCAACTGCTGATAGTGGTAAGGTGTTTACATGTGATTCTTCTGGTGGAGCTTTCGAAATAACGCTACCTACTACATTAGTAGATGGTGTTCATTACAAGTTCATTGTATGGGAAGAAACTCCAACTGCAGATATTACTATTGCGGCTGGAAGCGCTATCGTTAGCGTGGTGTCTAAAGATGCTGGTAGTGATGGTGCTAGTTCAACTGCTGGTACTCAAATTTCAAATATTATATTAGATACAACTGCTCAACGTGGTGACTATGTAAATATAATGGCTTGGAATGGCGAGTGGTTAGCTGAAGCAATTAGTGGTATTAATAACGGTATCCAAACATCATAAACTGAATAGATAAAGTTAACAGTAATTAGAACTGTGGGGGTTATCGTATAAAGGGTAGCCCCCAAATCTAAAAAAGGAAATATATGAATTGTATACATTGCGAAACACCAAATCCAGAAAACTGGTTCTATTGCAGAGCTTGTGGAAATAAAGCATCGGAAGCTTTATATACTACAAATTTATTTATGATGAGTGAAGCTGGAAAAAGAACCGACATGGAGTTTTCTACTATAAGCATGGATTCACATATAGCCAAAGTTAATAAAGAGAAAAAAGAGAGACAGAATAAAATTTGGAAAAAAAGAATTAAACAAGCGAGGGTTAATTAATGGCTACGTTTGAAGCTCAAGTAGAAGGGTTAACTAGCTTATCAATAGATGGAAGTAGTGCTCCAAATCAAACTGAGTTAACTCAATTCCTTACAGATGGTGCTAAGGAAATTTTAAATGCATTACCACTTTCTAAAAAACTTTTATTTACTACTGCTACTTCTTTAAATGGAAGTAGTACAAATTTAACAATAGGTGGCTCTGAAATATTTGCCGTTACTAGAGATGATGGCACTATTAATCAACCATGTAGAATGATACCTTCAAACATGAGCGGTAGGGCTAGTGATTCTGATGATATGAATGCGGCTACGGCTACTGACCCAGTATATTATATAAATAATAATATATTGAGCGTTATACCTGAGCCTACTAATTCAAATAATGCTCAAGTACAAACATTGGCATATCCA